GAAGAAGGTTACAACCCGAAATCAAAACGAAGTCAGAAGCAAGAATGCAGACTGACAACGCGACACACTTGCCTGTGGAGACGTGGGCCGAAGTGGCTGAAAAGCTGCTAGGCTACCAGCCCGTCTTCACTAAGGTTGGACCGATCGAGACGATGATAAGGGCCGAGGAAGCTCAAAGAGACGCTCAGGAGATGCAAGACGCTCTGTCCGCGATTACTGTACCACAAGACGGTGTCATGGAGGTGCAACTCATCCGACGTGGTGAGTTGATGCAGTACAGCGGTTACCGCATTCACCAGGAAGCGCAGCATGCCTCACTGTACGAGTACCTACTGAGAAGACGCCACGTGCATGATCAGATCTTCCCCTTGGAGACGGTCATTGACGAACAGGCCATCGTAGTGAACTCGGAGTTCGATCCGCTGCGGACCGTAGACGACGTGCTGCGTCCGTGGGATTGGTTGACTCGCCGCATAGCGGACCAGTACGGAGTTGCCGGTGAAGGCAACCCGTGGACCTACCGTTACCTCGTACGCCCAGTTGGTGATGCGCATCGGGTGAGCCAGCTCCGGGGGGAGACCAAGGCGATCGTGAAGCGACACCGCGACATGATCCTCGGCATCAAGGCATTCTGGTACCTTGCTGTCATCGCCGGTCAGATCCCAAACGCTTTAGCAGAGAGCGCGAGCGGCACAGCTGTCGCCAGGTACGTCGAACAGGCGGAGTGGTACGCTAAGCAAAAGGAGGTGCCCAACAAGTACTTCCTAGCGGCCACACTGGTTTGGCAGAAGCTGATGAGTTTCCTGACCCTCGTGTTGGGCATGATGGCGCGCCTCTGCGGGTGCGTTAACCTCGATTGGTACCGAGGCATGCCGCTGGAAGCTCAGGCAGTGGTGGATGTGGTCGGCCTTGGGTTGGGCCTGTGGTTTGTCTGGTGGTTAACCCGCCGGGACGCCATGGTGCTCGTGAAGCCCGGGGCCGTGAAGAAGATGGACCGATTCCTAGGGCAGGTCCTGAGTGAGAAGGGAATGGTATACCGAGTCCGCGTCAACGGCAAGGAATACGAACTCACTGCAGGCGATGAGGGAGTCGGGTGCCACCAGGATGAGATGGCCATGCCAGGTTCGGAATACTTTCCGTGCAGGGCGCAACCGATCGGAGCGATCTTGGTCACCAATGATGGAACCAACATTCAGTTGTTTGGGACCTTCTGGCGTATGGACGAGTACCTAGTGACAGCGCGACACTGTAGCAACACGCTTGCTCAGTCTACTGCGCGAGTTTACTTGGCTCCCATCAGACCAACGAAGAAAGGTAACTACGAGATCAACAAAGACTCGATGTACCGCGCTCCCGACGATTTCTTTGCTCCAGAGAGCAACGTGATCGCCGCTTTCGAGATCGACGCGTTCGCCAGAGAGGTTGAGCCTAAGGTGTGGGCTTCCATTGGGTTGACCAAAGCGACCATTAAGGTGAAGTCGGCTTATGGCCAGCAGGTTCACAGTGTGGGATTCACAGGAGATGGACTCCTTGTCTCAGCGTCGGGAAAGACGCTCCCTGATTCGGGACATGAACTGCTGCACCACACGGCTAGCACCCAGAAGGGTTTCTCGGGTTCGATCCTCCTGTGTGGCAATAGTGTTGTTGGCATGCACGTAAGTGCTGCTGGTGAACATAACGTTGCCATCAGAGTTGAGTTGATCCAGTACTTGATTGACGTAGGTACTGGCATGGAGAGCTTGTCTAAGAACCAGAAGAAATACACGTACGCTGATGCATCGTACAGGGAGCACTACCGCCAACACAAGTGGCGCGGTGGAATTGCCAGCCTGCGGGTGCTGCGAGACGGTAAGTTCGCCATCGTCCTTGACAACGGAGAAGCCACCTACGGGTGGGACCGAGCTGGACTCATCGAATGCTTCGGTCCGTCGGGTAACGCACACCGCGACGAAGACTTCTTCGAAGATATGATCATGGACATGCGTGGTTTGAAGGGAGGTTCGCGTGGGAGCTACGTCGCCTACGACGACGAGCGCTATCACCGCAACACTTTTGAGAACGCTAGCATCAGCTCCGTTCGCACGAAGAAGGCCTCGAAAAAGAAGCCCAGTGCGAAGAAAGTGGAGATAAAGGAGAAAGAGCAGGCCTACAAAGTGACTGCCGGGCTCAAGCCCATCCACGGACCCACGGCACCGAAAGTGCAACCTGAGGCTACACAGGTGATTGAGGACTTTATGGAGGAGATAAAGGCCCTCGGATATGAAGAAGGACAGTTCGCTTACCCGGACATGTCCCCAGCCGTCGAACGGAAGTCGCTCGAAGCGCACTTGAGGTTGTTTGATAAGCGTGTGAGAAGCGCTACCAAGCCGCCTACCGACGCGGAGATGAAGCGCTGTGCTGCTATCGTCGCCCAGATGATGCAGCCAGCCTCTTTTCTGCCAGATGTCGACTACCGTACGGAGGCTGGAGTCCTGAATGTGATCAACTCTTCGATCATCGATCCTAAGAAGGCGAGTGGTTACCCGTACTGCGCTAACGGGCAGCCGACCAACAAGCAAGTCTTGGGAGCCTACGGAGAGAAGGGATTCGCGCAACACACCCTGAACGAGTGGGACAACCTCGACGTGGAGGCCAAGGTCTTTTTGAAAGGCGAGCCTACCAAGAAGTCGAAACTCGAGAAGGGGATGCCGCGCGTCATTACGGGATTTCCACTTCATGTCACTGTCAAACAAGCAGCCATCTTCCGCCCACTCATGGAGAGCATGACAAAGATGTGGAAGCGAATCGCAGTGAAGTTTGGTTTCTCCCCGGCTAAAATCGGCCACATCGAGCACCTTGCGAGTGTGCTCAAGGGCAAGGTCTGGGAGAGCGACAAGTCCACATGGGACTACAACTTCTTGATGTGGATCGCAGACGTCTGCAATATGGTCATCAAGATGCTCGCCCTCAAGCCTCCTTCATGGAGCGAGGAAGAGTACTTGCGGTATCTTAGTGATATCGACGGATCTTTTGAGCAGGTCTTCAAGAAGACAAAGTACCGGACCTCTGATGGCCACCTCTACGAACCAGCGTTTGCTGGTATCATGAAGAGTGGCTGGTTCATGACGATCGGAGTGAACTCCATCGCGCAGCTGGTTGTGCACGTCATGACGTGCATTCGACTAGGCATGAGCGATGAAGAGATCATGGCGCTGCCCATTGTCGCGGGCGGCGATGACGTCGACCAGGAGCCGGTTCCTGCAGGAAAGGAAGATTACGTGGCCAAGGCTGGCGAACTCGGAGTTGAGATGGAGATCCATGAGCGGGATTCCCTGTACCACTCTGAGTACTTCTCAAGTGATTTGCGCATGGGTAAGGAAGGTCCTGAGTTCTTCCCGAAACGTTGGACAAAGCACATCGAGCACCTGAAGGTGATCAAGCGCGACTGCTTAGGCGGCGCTCTCGTGTCGCACATGTACAACTACCGTCACGCACCCGAGAAGTTTGAGCTACTCAGTAAGATGTACCACGCTCTCAATGAAAAGTTCCCCGCGGATTTCCCTCTAGACAGGCTAGTCTCCCGACAGCTGCTCGTCGCTGCACAGTATGGCTACGAGAGTCTGGGCTGGGGTTCACAGAAGCAAGACTTCACGTTGCGCGTCGAACCGATGGGCGACGAGGAGTGGCAGTGGACCTGGTAGAGGGGAGTGTGGACCTCAGCATGTCGTTAAAAGGCTGGCGCGTTCGACAGCGCGCACAGTAAGGTGGTGGTTGGCGTAAATAAAAACGAAAACACGAAAATGAATGCACCATTACCATCTACAACAAAGTATCAGGGACAGGAAGGCGAGGACCCAACTTCTCCTTTCTGGGCCTCTGGTAACTATGTCGGACCGTACTGGAGCGATGGAAAGTTACAAGAGAGCGTCGAGTGGGGCGACAAGCCCGCTTTGAATGCTCTTGACGAACTGGCTAGGAAACATGACGCGGCGTACGCTCATTACAAGGATGAGAAGCACCGCGAAGCAGCTGATATGTTGTTTGCCGAGGAGGCGAAGAAGCTGAAACAGAAGTACGGCTCTAAGTGGGCAGAAGACCCCCAGATCGCAGCGCGATTTGTAGAGTACGGAAATCACACGACACGGCAGATTAAAGATCTGCTGAAGATCGGTGGCCTGGGACCTGCAGCGCTTCCTTGGCTCATTTACAAGCAAGCTAGCAATATGGTTGACAATTACAAACGAATTAAAGGGACTTATCTCAGCAAGGAGGTAGGAGACATCAGGCGGTTCTATGAGACCGATCCGAGGAGGAACCAACAGAGTTCCATTGCAACAGAAGTGTCTAAGAAACCTTCTGGTTGGACAGGGCCTACCGTTGATTTAGTAGCCCGGGGCCATTCGTGGCGGACGGAGGAAGCTTCACGGAGTGTAAAGCCCGCAACTCCGGCGAGAGCCGGACCTACACCCACCCTTATTTCGAATGCAAACGTCATCGAAGGTCAGCGACGGCGGTTCGCTAACTACAAAGCTCTGCATGATGCTGCCCTCGCATCAAATAAAATAGCACCCCACACGTACCAAAAGCGAAAGCTTAATGTGGATCGTGCTAAACCTAAAAAGAAGGGAAAGAACGCAGTACGGCCTATATAGTGGAGGTTGGTTGGCGTAAAAGAAATCAAAAATAAAAAGAACTAGAACACTAGAGATATTAGCGCGATGGCTAAGAAACAGCTTGTTCGTAAGATGGCAAAGCGCCCCAGTCGCAGCCCATTTGGAGCAGTATCGACGATTAACACAGCGCCTGTGTCGGTTGGAAACTCGGTCCGCGGAAGCGCTCCACGAGTTACACAAACGACTGATGGTGCTCGCGTTGTTGGTCGCGATTTTGCTTTTGCTCTATCCGGCACTGCATCTGCTATTACCGGATGGGAGGTGATTGGTGGAATGCCGATCACTCCGGCTGCATTGCCAAGTTCAATCTTGCGCAACTACTGTCAAATGTTCAACAAGTTCAAAGTAAATAAGTTCACAGTTCACTACATCACAAGCTCACCGACGAGTCAGGCTGGCGATGTGTTGTTCTACTACGAGAAGGATCGTCTGGCACCGTTTCCAGACTACAGCAATAGTAGCTTCCTACCGTACGCACTCTCAGACCCTCACACGGTCATTGGCCCACAGTGGACGAACCACTCGGCCACTCTCTCGCCCACGCGGGATTGGAAGAGTACGTTGTACGGGAATCAATCAGACATCAATGAAGATGCAGAGGGAACGATCTTCTTCTTCAGTAAGACCAACGCAGCTAACAGTCCTGGCTATTTGCTGATCGACTACGATTTCCAATTCAAGGAACTTAGTGTGAATCCGCGGGCTGGCACATTGCCGATCGCGCGAGCACAATCATCCATGATTTGTATGACAATTTCTACAAATACGACCGCTGGAACGGCGTACGCATGGAACCCCACCGTGGGTAAGACGATCGCTAATCTCACGTCCGCGTTGCCAAACGGAGCAATCCCAGGTGACGTGTATAAAATAGTGCTGCAAGTGACTGCTTCACAGCAGGTGAATTCTGCCTGGTCTGGCACACCAACGCCTACCACCGCGAACATGCTTCGCTACGGTGGTTCTGACCGCAACATCACGATCGATGATGGCACCACGTTTTACGGCGGGGTTACATCCGCTGGATTTATCCTCCTCTATCCAACGTTGGAAGCGGCAGTGACTGGCACGGACCTGATCGAATGGCAGACTACCACGACAGCGGCTAGTGTGAACCTGTGTGCTGAGATTCAGCTCGTTCGTAACGTTACGGATTTAACACAGTCAGCGTACTAATCTAGTTACCAAACCAACACCACAAACAAATCTCAGAGTGGATAGCAGTAAAACGAAGCTCTTGAGTCAGCGAGGAAACACGATGTAAAATAAATTAAACAATACCGTGCCTTAGCTGAGGATCCATAAAAGATCGGGAAAGAGGGACCCGGCTCCTAACAAAACGGATAACCCCGGAATTCTAGTAAATACCGGCGTATGCCCCCCCAGGTATGTGTC